AGCTGATCCCTCACCACGGTCACGTCTTGGGCTCAAGTAGACGCTTTGCGCCAATAGGTTCAGATGGTCGTGGATCAATGGTGCGGACTGTTCAACCTTTGCCTTAACTGAGTTAACGTAGACACCTTGACCGCGTAACCAAGTTACCGTATAGTGACGTTGCATTGACGCAAGCATTAAGGAGAACTCTAATCGTTTACCTCCTTTATCTAAAATCATCGTATCAAGTTGTGTTAGGGTCTTATTCAGTAACGTGAAAGCAGGAACTCGTAGGTCGTTACCCTGAAGAACGTCGATTACGTCTACGATTGGATTCCTGAACGTATCTAAGATCTCCTTCTTCGCCAGTGCTCCTAATGATGTGTAACCACCACGCAGAGAAGCTAACAGTTGGCCGATTCTATCGAGTTCCTGTCCCACTGCTCTAGTCAATGGATGAAAGGGACTTAGAGTCGGAAGATCAGCCTTTAGGGCGTCTTTCCGTTCCTTGAACTTCTTCGAGAAGGATTGTAATTGAGTATGAAGTAATGAAGTCCCCGCGCACTCATGAATTGCCCGTGAAACAAGCTCGGTTTCACGTAGCAGAGCATCTAATCTCTTAATCTGTTCTACGACAGCAGTGAAGAGATAAGCCTCTTCTATATCTTGGTCCGTCATCGCCTGCCCAGGGTACATACGTGTCAAACCAAGATTCTCTGATACGGGACCTGTCGGGCGCTGGAGTCCAGTTACATTCCCTGGAAGAGCATTGAGTATGATCAGTCGACGACCCGATTCTTGATCAACCATGGCGGTCCCGGCTGCAAGTGCTAACTTACTGTCCGAGAAGAATCCACGGGAGATCAGAACCTCTTGGAAACCCACGACATTGGATGCTGTGATTCCTACCTTGGAGATAAGTTTCGCCGGAAGAGAGCTAACTTCTACCCCTGCAATGAAGCACCGTTTACAAAGCTCAGCCGCTGGTAACCGATCTGCGGAGTGTAAGATAGACTTAGCATCGTTGATCTTCACCCCGAGCACCTTCATAATATCCCTGTACTCTCTAGCTACCTTAGTACCAACAAGAGTAACGTCGTCGCCCACAATGGCGTAATCCGAGAACAACCCTTCGTGTCCACTTCTGTAAGCCGCTATCTGAATAATCACATG